AGAAATCGGTTTGTTTCCTAAAGACGTTGTGGGTGGTGGTACGGGTATCTACTACTCTGCTGATAACATCTGGATTATCGGCCGCCGACAGAACAAAACGGGCACTGAAATCACTGGTTATGATTTCATCATCAACGTAGAAAAGTCTCGTTATGTAAAAGAGAAGTCTAAGATTCCAGTCTCAGTTTCGTGGGAAGGTGGTATCAATAAATTCAGTGGTCTTCTTGATGTTGCGTTGGCCGGTGGGTTCGTAACCAAACCATCTAATGGTTGGTATCAAAAATCCGGAGAAGAGAAGAAGTATCGTGAGAAAGAACTTGACGGTGAATTCTGGAATAGTATTCTTGCCTCAAAAGATTTTGTAGAATATGTTGAAAAGATGTATAAAATAGGTCATAATGGAACATCACTCGAACTTGACTTGGAAGAAGAATGAGAGAGAATATTGATTATCAACTGGTTCCAACGCCAGAAGAATTGGGTTCTGGTTGGGATGTACGATTTCTAACAGGCGAGTATCCTGAAACGGTTATTCGTTACGGTGTTGTTAGGTTTGATGGTAAAGAGAAGAGACTTACCTTCGATTATAAAATAGTATATTCGCCAGACCCAGATGTTGAAGAGGATGATGACCTTCTTGAAAATCAAGCTACTGAAGCACTACAGGACATCATTCGTGTAGGTGTTGAAAGTGGATATGTAAAGTTTAAAGATGTTGAGACTAAATGAACATAGAATTAGAAAAGACTATTCTACGAAACATTCTTACCCAAGACGATTTTATGCGAAAGGTTTTGCCTTTCGTTCAAAAAAAATATTTCGAAGGTGTTTATCGTGAGTTGTTCGATCAGGTTACGAAGTTTGTAACCAAGTACAACAAGCTACCAACACTCGAAGCGTTCAAGATTGAACTTGATGAAGTTACAACGATGAACGAAGAAATGTATACTCACGCTCTTGATATCCTGCCTGATATCTTCACACCTAAAGAAGAAGATTCAGAATGGTTATTGAACACCACTGAGAAGTGGTGTCAAGATCGTGCTGTGTATAATGCTATCATGGAATCTATTCAGATCATTGATGGCAAACATCAGCAATTGACCAAGAACGCAATTCCTGATGTGTTACAAAAGGCACTGGCGGTCTGCTTTGACACAAATGTTGGACATGACTATCTAGAAAATGTAGAAGAGCGATATGACTTTTACCATGAGCAGGAGGAGAGGATTCCTTTCGACTTGGAATACTTTAATGAAATCACCAAAGGTGGACTCCCCAATAAGACTCTGAACATCGCACTGGCTGGTACAGGCGTGGGTAAAAGTCTCTTTATGTGTCATAGCGCCGCCAACTGCCTTTCCCAAGGACGCAATGTTTTGTATATTACGATGGAGATGGCGGAAGAACGAATCGCAGAAAGAATCGATGCGAATCTGTTGAATGTTCCGATTGACCAACTCGATCATTTATCAAAACCGATGTTCTTGGATAGGGTCTCGGCTATACGAGATAAAACGGATGGTAAATTGATTATCAAAGAATATCCGACTGGACAAGCACACACTGGACACTTTCGTGCGTTGCTGAATGAACTTCGTTTGAAGAAATCGTTCAGACCAGATATTGTGTTCATTGATTACCTAAATATATGTGCGTCATCGAGAATGAAGAGCATGGGAGGTGCGATCAATTCTTACACTTATATCAAATCAATTGCGGAAGAGGTTCGTGGACTTGCAGTAGAATTTGATGTTCCTATTTTATCTGCAACACAAACGACTCGTTCGGGGTATACCAACTCCGATCCAGGCCTGGAAGATACCTCCGAATCTTTTGGTCTTCCTGCTACCGCCGATTTAATGTTCGCACTTGTTACCAGTGAAGAACTGGAAAGTCTGAATCAGATTATGGTGAAACAGTTGAAGAACCGTTACAACGACCCGAATCATAATAAAAGATTTGTGATAGGGGTTGACAGAAGCAAAATGAAGTTGTATGATGTAGAACAGTCTGAACAAAATTTGACAGATGACACTGCTGACGATGGTCCGGTATTTGATAACTCGAATGTTGGCCAACGATTAAAAGGTTTGCGAATTCAGTAACAGGAGAGAACATGTATGGTCAATCTAACACCTACCGAATTAACTCTAATGTTCTTAGTATGGATGGTTGCGGCTCACTGGTGGGGTCGAACTGTTGGTGCTAAGAAGGCATTTGAATCTCACTGGCAATTTATGGCAAATTCTTTTTGTCAAGATGGAGAAACACTCACTGCGGAATTTGTTGATGAAACTTCTTCTTATACTATAACAGCAACAGACATAGAAGGAAAGAAAAGGAAAATAGTCTAATGAAAAAATCGATAACTAGGAAACTAGCTTTCGCTGGTTTCGGAGTTTTTTGGTTTTTTGTTTTATATGCATTTATTGGTTGGATTATTCCCGATGAACAAGAACATGAAAAGAAAGTTGTGGAAGAAACAGCGACAGAAGAAGTTGTCGAATCTACAATTATCCTCGAACCAGTTGGACCAACGATTGAAGAGAAGTTTCTTATTGACCAACGTCATTGTTTGGCTCTCAATATTTACCATGAGTCTCGTGGCGATTCTTTTGCTGGTCAAGCTGCCGTTGCTGATGTAGTAATGAATCGTGTTGAGGATACTTACTATCCCAACACGGTGTGTGAGGTTGTGAAACAGGCTGTGTGGGTTGAGAACTGGAAAGGCAACATGGTACCTAAACGGCATATGTGCCAGTTCTCTTGGTTTTGTGATGGTGTTAGTGATGATCCAGGCGATCCTGATGCGTGGATGGAATCATATATGATGGCAGAAGAAGTTTATGATAAAGGTAACTGGAGAGGTATGACTGAAGGTGCTACGCACTATCACGCTCTCCATGTTAGACCTAAATGGGCACAGGATCGTGGTATGGAGTACACGGGCACAATTGGACAACATGAGTTTTATAGATGGGAAAGATAGTAGGATTTACCGCAAGTACTTTTGATTTGCTTCATGCGGGTCATGTATCGATGTTGCGGGAGGCAAAAGAACAGTGTGATTATTTGATTTGTGGATTACAAGTAGACCCTTCGTTGGACCGTCCAGAAAAAAATAAACCTGTTCAATCATTGGTAGAACGATACACTCAACTGGCTGGTGTTAAGTATGTAGATGAAATCATACCATACCAGTCAGAAGATGATTTAATTGATATTTTAAATATGGTTAATATCGATATTCGTATCATAGGCGCAGAGTATAAAGATACAACTTTTACTGGCCGGGCCACTTGCGCTAAGAGAGGAATTGAGATATACTTTAATAAAAGAGACCACAGATTTTCAACAAGTGATTTGAGAAAGAGAGTGACTGATGCAGTATAAAGAAACATTACAACTTCAGTTTTGGAAAGGTTTCCTGGCAGGAGTTGTTTCAGCGGAAGCAATTCTTGTATGTACATATGTATTTGTAACGCTATAACCGAAAAAATGTTGAAAGAAGATCCCACTCTCATAGATAAAGTGGGTTCGAAATGTGGCACCTGTTTGTTAAAAAATAGTGATGATGATAACGAGGATGAAGATTGTAATGAATTACAAATTTAATGAAGATAAATTGATTGAGGAATTTAAAAAATATGTCGATCAAACATATGACCAACATTATGCGACGAATAAGTATCAGGCTACTGACGTTATCATTGACTCTGGTCATGGTACTGGCTTTTGCTTGGGCAATGTCATCAAGTACGCAAAACGATACGGGCGAAAGGGTAACGCTGCCGACGGGCGTAAGGATGTAATGAAAATCTTGCATTATGCTTTGATTCAATTACATATTCACGATGAAGAAAATAAAACTGTGTTCGCGCCAGCGCCTGGTCACCATAGTATAGATAATGTTACTCCCGAAGAATGGGACAAAATAAGAAACAAAGGAGGTAATCATTAGATGCACGAATACAGATGTAAATTAATTAAAGTTGTCGATGGCGACACGGTTGATGTTGATATCGATTTGGGTTTTGGTGTTTGGTTGAAGGATGAACGGGTTCGTATTATGGGTATTGATACGCCTGAATCTCGCACCAGTGACAAAGTAGAAAAGGTTTTTGGTGTAGCTGCAAAGAACCGTTTGAAACAGCTGCTCGGAAAAGAGTGTGTTCTGAAAACACAAGTTGCCAAGAATGGCGAAGACATGAAAGGTAAGTTCGGACGCATACTCGGCGACTTTACTGTATATGATGCAAAGAATGATGCATGGCGTCCAGCTACAGAAATCATGATTGATGAAGGACATTGTGTGCCTTACTTTGGTGGTAGTAAAGAAGAAGTTCAAGCGCAACATATGATTAATCGCCGCCGACTTATCGAAGAAGGTATCGTTGACATGACACTGGAGAAAGCTGGCCTTGAGTGAACTTAATATTATGCAAGCAAACACTTCTATCGAGTTGAAGTGTGATTGGGATGGTAACTTTATCCTGAAAGAAGCTAATGGAAAGATGTGGCACTATTCTAGAGAAGAATGGGTGGATGTGCAGAAACATATGCAGTCTCTCATCCGCCCACCAAGTGGAGACCCTAAGTAATGGCTAGAAAAGACCTTGATGTGGTATACCTGATTCCTGAAGGACAAACAAGAGAGTCACACGATTACCACTACACCGTTTACAAGAAACGTAAGCACCCCGAAAAATTTAGGATGAAGAAGTATAATCCTAAGTCTCGCAAACACGAGTGGTTTGTCGAAGTTAAAAAACCCCCTCATTCCAAATAAAAGGTATTTTATACTATGAGTAATGTGATTAGTCTCTGTGATTATCGTCAGAAGAAACTTGATGAACTTGCTTCTTATACAAGAGCGAAGAGAAGGTTTATTGATGAATTTGTTCGAGACCTTGAAATGTCAAAGGAAATGTCGTATAATACGAATGATGATTGGAAGTGGTTAGAGGACGAGTATAGTATGGATACTATTACGTTCTCAATTGATATTGACGATGACAATTGATAAAACGAATTTAAAGTTTGCTGTAATCGATACTGTAGCCGCCACACCATTAAATCTTTTTATAAACTTTGTTCTAATAAGTTTAGGTTTGCATTTAGGTATGACTGCTGCTGAGATGACTTTCTTTATTACTGCTGTGCTTTTTATTGTTGCCGTAATAAGAAAATATCTTCTTAGAAGTTTTATTGATAAAAGAGACTATAGATATGATTCAAACGGAACTTAACTTTACATATAAAGAGGATCAAATTATGATTAAAAAGGGACAACCATTGCCCGATGTGATTTTTCGTACACGAGTACGTGATGAATTAGTTGGTGGACCTAACCCCTATCGATGGGAAGATAAGACAACCGCCGATTACTTTAAAGGTAAACGAGTTGTGTTGTTCAGTTTGCCTGGTGCTTTTACACCAACATGTTCAACGTATCAGTTGCCTGGATACGAAAATAATTTTTCAGAATTCCAGAAAACAGGCATTGACGCAATCTATTGTATGTCAGTGAATGATGCGTTTGTAATGAATGCGTGGGCTAAAGACCAGAAGCTTGAAAACGTTCAGGTTATTCCCGATGGTTCCGGTTTGTTCACACAAGGTGTTGGCGCTTTGGTAAGTAAAGATAACCTTGGATTTGGACAACGTTCATGGCGTTATGCGATGGTTGCGAATGATGGTGTAGTGGAAGCAATTTTCCCAGAGGCGAGTCAGCGAGATAATGCTGATGATGATCCCTATGAAATCTCTACGCCGGAAAATGTTCTTGCATACTGTCGAAGTGCGGTTAAAGAAGAAGATGCCGCATGAGTAAAACGTGGAACGGTGAAGCGAGAGGATGTGCAGATGTCATGTTCTCTCGCATTCAAATTCTAATGCGTAAACAAAACGTAAAAGGTAAGTACGGTAATCTCTTTGATGCCGTACTTTCTCTCGTTACTCATTGCGAAGAACAAGATATGAGACTGACCGACATTTTGGAAACAGTCTATCTACAACTAAAGGAAGAAGAAAATGAAGAGCGGTAAAGTTTGGGGACAAACAGAACTCATTGAGCATACCCCCTCGTTCGAGTTTCATCGAATCGAGTTTAAAGCTAATCACTGTTGCAGTGAACACTATCACAAAACTAAGTGGAACGGATTTTATGTTGAGTCAGGCACCCTGATGATTAAGACGTGGCAAAGTGAACCTAGTTCAGAACGCCCCAATCTTTGCGACCAGACCATTCTTCGTGCTGGTGATTACTACAAAGTAGCGCCTGGCAAGTGGCATCAGTTTGTGGGTGTTGATGATGGTGTCGCATTTGAATTATATTGGGCGGAGTTTGATGCGTCAGATATTGTGAGAAGGACAGTAGGCCACCGACTTGATTCTCCGGAAACGGAAAGACATGTGGGGAACCCATTAACCGATCTAAATGCAGACTAAGCTGCCCATTTGATCGTTTGTAATAATTCCGCCGTGGTTGTCTTGTAAGGCAGGGCAATCACCTTACCACTGAAGGTCCGGTAAATGTAAAATATCTGACCTTCAGTTGGTTTGTATCTTTCTGAGATTTCTTTCTTATAGTCCATTTTTAACACGAGAGTAAGTTGTGTTTATATATAAAATTCTCGTTTTATAGCCCCTTATAACGAAAAGTTATAACAATATTCCGAAATAATCTAAAAAAGTGTTGACAAAACACATTTTCCGTGAGATAATTACCATGTAATTAAGGAGATGTGATGATGTTTAAAGAATTTAGAAATTACTGCTTGGCTTTCTACGGATATGACGGTATTTACCCGATTGAGGGACTGACTGTCGAGAAGTTGGAAAAGGCAATCGTCCGGTATGCCGAGTTGTGTGTTGATCCACATAACTTCTTTGAGTGGGGTTATGGTGACAGCCTTGACCGTGAACGTGTTCGTGACATAATACTTGAGGCATAATTTGCAAACCGCTGTAATTCACAACGAGAGTTGCCTAGAGACTCTCTCTAAGATGGGTGATGACTCAGTTGATCTGGTCATCACCTCTCCCCCATATAACCTACGTAGGCGGGTGTCTAAGGGCAAACTGATCTCACGTGGGAACGATACCCCCAAGAACGTGGCAAAGTACACTGAGTTCACCGATGACTTGCCCACAGAAGAATACCTAGAGTTTCACTCCAAGGTTCTCTCAGAGTGCCTACGGGCCTCTGGGAGAGTCTTTTATAATATTGCTGTAGTTGCTGGTAGTAAACAAGCACTCTTTCAGATGATCGGCAATTATGCTGAGTACCTCAAGGACGTGATCATCTGGGACAAGGGCCATGGTGAACCCGCAGTACAGGAAGGTGTGCTCAATCGTCAGTTCGAGTTCATTCTTGTTTTTGAAAAGGACTATCCTATCTCTCGTATGTTTCGAAAGAATGTGCACTTTGATCGTGGTACTCTCTCAGACGTGTGGAAGATCCCACGTGAGAGACACGTAAAGAGTCATGGGGCAGTGATGCCTACCAAGTTGGTACGTACCATTCTGGATAACTTTAGTGCCGAAGGTGACGTTGTATATGATCCCTTCATGGGTGCTGGTACTACTGCTGTAGTGTGTGAAGAGATGAGACGCAAGTGGATTGGGTCAGAGATCAATCCAGACTACGTGAAGATTGCACACGAACGTGTCGGTAAAGTCTCAACTTTACATAACTTTTTTGAATAAGCATATAACAAAATAATCTAAAAAAAGTGTTGACAAAACATGTTTAATCATGAGATAATTACCTCGTAATTAAGGAGATGTGTTGATGATTGATCGAGTTGTGTGTGCTTATACTGACTGGGGTACTCCAGTTTTCCACCTCTACAAAAAAGACGAGATGGTAGGTCGGGCTAGATCTCCCCAAGGTATTGCCCGTGTAATCGAAATACACGGTGG